CGCGGTAAGCGCCAACGGTAACCCCCGGGTGAGCTAACAGCAACTTAGCTCACCCGGGGGAGACCCCACCACCCTACCACGTGAATCCCCAGGAAGGAGGAAAGCCCATGAAAGCGCGACCCATGTACATCGTATCGGTAGTTACATTTACCGCTGCGGTCGCCACCGCGCTATATAGCAAAAGCGTAAGCGTCGTCACCGCTGCGCTACTCGCCATTGCCGCTGTGATACTCGGATATCTCACCTGTACTGGCCGCTGGCGCCGCTAACCAGCAACCCCACTAGCCGAAAGCTGGTGGGGTCCTTTATTAATCCTCCATGAAAGGTTCCACGATGATTGATATCACCCTCGCCAAAGATATCCCGCACCGAACAGCCATCACTGATGGCGGAATAGAATACTGGACCGTCACGGCTATCACCCAGCACATCGGCGTCGCTAAGGCCACTTTCGCTAGCTACGTTGCCCGTGGCCAAGCCCCGCAACCCGCATTCCAGCTAGAACGCACCCGCCTATGGGACGCCGCCGAAATCAAACGATGGCACGCCTCACGCCCCACAAAGTAACCACACCCCCGCCCTTCGCCTCCCAGGGTGCGGTGAATGCCACTAGTGGCCAAGCCCCAGCTTTACCATTAGCCCACGCATGCCAGCTGGGGAACGGGAGGAAACCATGGGCGCAGCCACCACCACCGAGACAGACCTACGTGCCACGCTACGAAACCTACAGGGCCTCTGGGTAGAACTAGAGTCCGCCAAGTACCCCACCCCCACCCGTATAACGAACCCCCAGGGGGGTAAGAAACCCGGGGCCCACCCCACTACACCAGGCGGGGCCGCCACCACCCTAGACATCGACCTCACCCTTAGGCTCTTCGATGTCGCCCGAGACATCGCCAACCACATCCAACCAAGCCGCATCCTCACCTGCGACGCCCACCAACTCCTAGGCTTCCTCACCTTCAATGCTGGACTCATCGCCGACCTAGACTTTGCCCCCGACATCCACGCCGAACTCTGCTACCAAGAATCCAGACTCCTGGAATTCCTCCGCGCCGGGCAGCCCATGGTGTGCGATGCCTGCGAGCCATGGCTGACATGGCGCACTATCATCCAAGCCGCACGCGCCAACGGGTATACGGTTAGCCGTGCGCTGCTACGCAAGTGGGCCGAGCGTGGACACATCAGCACGCGCCTAAGCGCTGATCGCATCGCATGCTATCGACTCGGTGAGGTTCTAGGCCACCTGAAAAATATGCCTTTGCCTGCTGTCACAGCAGGTGATATAATCGACGCGACGACGCAGCCTGCAGAAAAACCAGTGGAGGGTTTAGGGCTTGCGTCGCCCCGGGGCGTTTTGATGGCTCCTCACCCCGGATGACTCGTGGGGCAGGGGATTGCCGCTCCACTCCTCCTACTTCTGACCTTCAGGGAGGGAATCCATATGGCAGCATGGCGAAACGGCGCCCCTACCCACGTGAAAACCCATATCCGCAAGAAAATCCTCACCCGCGACGGCTACACATGCCAACAATGCGGCAGCCCAGCCGCCGAAGTAGACCACATCGACAACGCCCGCGGCCCCGGATACGATGCCCTTAGCAATCTCCAATCGCTCTGTGTCCCATGTCACAAGGCCAAAACGCAGCGTGAAGCCCAGGCGGGGCGCGCCGCCCGGGTAGCGAGAGTGAAGCGACCCCCCACCCCCTCATTTTGTGATATTCCCCACATTATCAAGTTTGATACCGACCGGGGGTAGGGGGATACCCCCCGAGGCGGCCCTCGGGCCGCGGAGGGCAAAGGGCCTGCCGGCCTGTACGGGTTCCCAAGGCCCAACTAAAGGAAAGGTTAGGAAAACCTAAGAACACGAAAGGGGGTGCCGACCGTGCCCGGACCACCCCCGAAGAGGAACGCCCGCCGCCGCAATGCTAGACCCGACTGGGTGACGCTCCCCGCCGACGGGCGAAAGGGGCGAGCACCCCGATGGCCACTGCCCGGCCGAGTGCAACGCGGTTGGGCGGAACTCTGGCGTCGCCCTCAGGCAGTCATGTGGGAACGCAACCACGACGAATTTTTAGTTGCTCGCTATCTCGTCCTGCGGAACGCCATTCAAGACGAGCTCGATCACAGCGTGGTCAACGCCACCGCCATGGCCGAGCTTCGCCAAATCGAAGACCGGCTGGGGCTCTCACCCATGGCCATGAAACGCCTCCAATGGGAAATCGGCGATGTTGAGCAGTCCAAACCCGAAGATGATGGGGTGGTGATCGACGCCCATGACCGCTTCGCTAATCTCTGACCTCACCATGCCACCCGGCTACTACCTCGGCGACAAAGGCGCCTGGTGCACCCTTCCGTGGCCCACCACCATGGACGAAAAACTCGACCTCATCGCCCACTCCCTAGGCCCCGCAGTCATCGACTGGGCCGAATGGCGCACCGACGAACCCGGCCTCCTCAACGACGACGGCGAACCCTGGCGATTCACACCAGGGCAAGCCCGCTTCCTCATTCTCTGGTACGCCTTCAACGACCAGGGGCGATTCATCTACCGGCGTGGCTGCAAACGCGGCAGCAAAGGCAGCGGCAAAGACCCTCTGGCTGCCGCCATGTGCAACATCGAGCTACTCGGCCCCTCCCAACTGCATTGGGACGGCACCCGATACGTGGGCAAGCAACACACCATGCCTCTGGTTCAGATAGCCTCCAACTCCGAAGAGCAATCGAAAGACGTCCTCCGGGTTGCTAACTCCCAGTTTGGTGTTGAAGCCACCAACTACTACGGGCTGGACAAGGGGAGGACTGCGACCTTCGTGAAGACTTCCCCGGCCCGTATCGAAGTGCTTACCGCTTCAGAGCGGTCCTCCGAGGGGGACCCTGCTACTTTCATCGTGCTCAATGAGACCCACCACATGACTCAACGCTCCGGCGGACATGCGGTCGCCAAGGTCGCTCGCCGAAACGTCGGCAAATCAAAGAAAAGTGTGCAGGCTCGAATGGTGGACTTCACCAACGCTCACCAGCGGGGCCAGGACTCCATCGGCGAAAAAACTTTCGAAGCATGGCAGAAACAACAATCCGGCAAATACCCCCAACTAAAGAAAGACATCCTCTATGACTCCATTGAATTTGACCCCAAGCTAGACATCTACGACCCCAAGCAGCGCATGCTGGCGCTCCAACAGGCCTACTCCGACGCCCCCTGGGCCGACCTTGAACGCCTCTCCGACGAAGTAGTCGACCCCGAACTCTCGGCAGGTGACGCTATCCGCTTCTACATGAACGGCTTAGGGGATGCCGAAGACTCTTATGTGAGCGCCAAAGCGTGGGCGGCACTCGCCGACCCCACACACCAGTTTGAGCCGGGGGATCAGGTCGCCATGTTCCTCGACTGCTCCAAATCAGAAGACGCCACAGCCCTCATGGGCTGCCGAATCTCAGACGGGTACAACCAAACGTTGGGCGTGTGGTCGAGGCCCCGCGGGCCCCGAGGCGAAGGCTACCTCGTCGACCGCGACCAGGTGGACGCCAGGGTGCGAGAGATCATGGAGATATACAAAGTAGTTTGGTTCGGCGTCGACCCATCACCCGCCAAGGACGACACCACCGAAGCCTCCTACTGGAGGCCCCTCATCGACGCATGGCACCGTGATTTCCGCCGAAAACTCCGCTGCTGGGCAACAAAAACCCACTCCGTCCTCTGGGACATGCGGCTTTCCGAACCCGGCGCCGCCGACCGGAACCGGCGCTTCTCCCAGGAGGTAGAGATCATCCAGGACCTTATCGACAAAGATGGCCTGGATGGGCCATTCCGGCATGATGGCAACCCGGCGCTCACAGCGCATGTGAACAACACGAAAATCAGGTGGAATAAATTTGGCCTAGCGATCGGTAAAACCAGCCGTGACAGCCACCAGCTCGTTGATTTGTGCGTGGCCATGGTGGCCGCCAACGTCGGCCGGCGTGAGGCCCTGAACAGCGGTAAGGTTCGTGCTCGCCGCAAGGCCGGCCCTAAGAAGCGAAGAAAGGTGCTGATCGGATGACCCTCGAACTAATCCACGACTACGAACTCACAGACGACGAGCATAACCTCATCGCCAAGCTGTCGGGGCGGCTGCAAGAGCATGCTCGGAAGAACAAGCTGAAATGGGCCTACTATGAGGGCAAAAACGCCCTCAAGGATTTAAATATTGCCCTACCTGCGGTTGCTAGCAGCATCAAAGCCGTGGTCGGCTGGCCCGAGATTGTGGTTGACTCCTTGGCGGAGCGGCTGGAGTGGCAGGGGTGGATATCTCCAAAGGCCGACATTAGCGAACTAGACCAAGTTTTTGCCGAAAACGACCTAGCTTCCGAATTTGCTAAAGCCACCCTGGAATCCCTCGTCACTGGCATGGGGTTCCTCGAAGTATCAGCAGGCGGCGATGGGGAGCCCACCATCATTATTGACGCTGTTACCGCAGGCGAAGCCACCTACATGTGGGATGACAGACTCAACCGCATGGCAGCAGGCTATATCGAAAAAACCGGGGAAAACGGCGAAAAATACCAAACTCTGCACCTGCCGGACCGGGTGATCTCTATCATCACCGACCCTCACGAGGCGGAAAAGGAAACCGTTTGTGTTAAGCACGGCTGGGGCAGGTGCGGCCTGATCCGTATCCCAAACCGGTCCCGCGCCGGGAAAGACGCAGGCGCTTCGGAAATCACCACGGCCATCGAATACTACACCGACCATGGTGTTCGCACCGTGCTCGGCATGGAGTTCAACCGCGAGTACTACACCACCCCACAGCGCTACCTGCTCAACGCTACATTCGACCAGCTAGGCCTAGACGAGGACGCGACAGAAAGCGACCTCATCCAAATGGGGTGGAAGGTGGCCATGAGTAAGGCCCTGGTGGTGCCGCCGGGTGATCCTGATGATGGGCTGCCGAACATCACCGCGGGCCAGTTCCAAGCATCCCCACCTACGCCCTATATTGAAGAGCTCAAGATGATGGCCCAGCTGGTATCAGCACAATCAGGGGTGCCCGTATCGTATCTGGGGTTTGCCTCCGATAACCCGCCCAGCGCCGATAGCATTAGGGCTACTGAATCCCGCCTGGTGCGGCGCACCGAACTCCGCCAGCTGGCGTTCGGCCGCCCACTATGCCGTGATCTGGCCTACGTGTGCAAAGCCATTCTCGACGGCAGGCCGCCCGAATGGTCGTTTATCGCTTCTCTCGAAGCGAAATGGCTGGCGGCCGCCACCCCCACACTCTCAGCGACCATGGACGCCATGACCAAAGCCGTGGCGGCTGAAATCACCCCGAAGCACTCCTCCGTGGTGTGGGGCAGGGTCGGGTTCAGCCCAACCGAGCAGGAAATCATGCGGAAAGAACTCGCTGAACAATCCGCCACCCAACGGGCCACAGCACTTGCCGGCCGGGGCGCCCCCCCCCGCGGGGGCCCCCCCGCCCCCCCCGGCCCGGGCAAACCGCGACCCCGCAACACACAC